CCGGATTCCGTAACTGTACCTAGTGTTGTTCAAACAATTCATGACAGTTACACTGTAGCTGTCCCGGCGAGTGTTGCTTCTGGTGCGAACTGGGATTGCAACATTTTCGTTGACTCACTATATAATTCCGTACCGGTGTATAACACACCTTACGATGCAACACAGAGTGCGGTTCTCCAGGCAACCCAAGGGGTTACTGGATACAATCGCGGCGGGTTGGTGGTCCGCTCGGCAGCAGCCGGGACAACTCTGTCTACCCCTACAACAACTTTTGGTGCCAGCCTTAAGCAGGATATTCTCCCTCAGGGGGATATTCGTGTTATTGGATTAGGTCTTGAAATTCACAATACAACGGGTGAACTGTATAAGCAGGGCGCCTTAGTCTGTTATCGAGTACCTGATGCTCCAACTGAAACCTTTGCGATGAATGCGATGGTGGACAATGGCGTAACAGCCTGCGTGCCTCGCGTTGATCAAGCTCTACCCTTGACAAGTGTCCCTCTCACTGCTTCAGCAGCAATTGATTTACCGGGATCACTTCAATGGGAAGCTAAAGATGGAGCCTATATCGTTCCAACCCTCTCTTCTCCAACTCTCCCTCCTGAGAGTTTGGAGTTGGTGCCCCCCTTCGTTTCAGAAGGCGGCAATTACTATTATCCTCAACTTGGCCAAATTGGCGCCGCAAAGCGCGTTATTTTTGGGGCCGACACTAGAAATGTTGAGATGGGTTTTTCTACCAGTGGTGTGTATTTGACAGGCTTGTCTTATCAAACTACTTTACAGATAAATATGACCTACTATGTTGAGGTCTTTCCTACGAAAGATTCCGTTCTTAGAAGATCGGTGCAACCAGCACCTGGTCTTGATGCCAAAGCACTTGACTTATATGCGCATATTATTGCACATATGCCGGTTGGTGTGGAGGTGAACGACAATTTTCTGGGTGCTTTTATTTCGGGTATTGCAAATATTGCTCGAACTGTCGGTGGTTTTTTAGGGCGTAATGCCGGAACCATATCTCGTGGTGCAGCGTTGGTAGGGGAGGTTGCCTCCAATATTGATTATGCCGAACGAGAACGACGAGCTGCTCAGATTAATGCTAGTGCTAGAGCCAGGAATAACCCCATAGTCGAAGTGATTGAGGAGGTTAACAGCCCGGCTATAAGGAGAGAAATGGAAAGAGAGGAGCGCGCTATAATTCCTTATAGACAAGCCCCGCTAGTCCATAGACCTATGGAAGTGGTGACGGTTAGTCGAAACGGTAACGTGCGGGTTTCGAACGTAACAACTAATAGGAGTGGAAGGCAGGCCAGAACACAAAAAGCGCGAGAAAAGAAAAATCGAATTATTGATAATGCCACAAAGGGCTATGCTGGGAATAGGTGGATAGATAATCCCAAGAAAAAGTAGTTGCTCTTTCTTCCCAGCTTCGATGTTTGTTTAGTTCTTCTTCTGTTTTGTGTGATGCTTGTATTTCCGCTTGTAGTGGTGGGAGCCTTTTTAGTTTTTAGCTCTTTGTAAAGTAAGAAAAACGTAAATTTAGAAATTTTGGCTTAGTAGCTTTGTTAGTAAAGGTTTATCCTGATCCTCTTTGAGAAGACAAATTGGCTGAGTCAAGG